TCTTGTAGTTTATATATATCATAATAAACCATGACATCATTATCGAAGTGTATAACATTATTAATATTATTTTTAACTATAAATTCATTAATGTAAAAAAATCTTTCAAATGCAGTTCGCCATAGTGGGTCAGAATGATCTTTATAATAGTTTAAATTATTAAAATTTACATTTAGATCATTTATATTAACTACATTAATACCATCAATTATAATATTATTATCTGTTAGTAAATGAATCTTATAATTAGTCTGGGTAATTATAATCTGTTGCAGACAATATTTTATATGTGCTGGCAGCCTTCCTTTATGAAATAAAATAAA